GCAAACTTATCTGGCGACTTTGAAGTTTTATCTGATAGCACTTCATTGACTCCAGCAAAAATTACTGCAGACAACCAAATTGCTGCTGTTCTTCATAGAGGTCGTGCTTTCAGTTCCAGAGACTTGGCTGCTTTAGCAGTTGGTGGTGGTCCTGATCCAATGGCTGCTATTGCACAAAAAATGGCTGCTTACGTTAACAACCAAAAACAAAAAGATTTATTCTCTTGTTTAACTGGTGCATTTGGTTCTATCAATGCAAACTCCAGCAGCTCTGCTTTATTTGATCTAACAATTGATTCAGAATCGGGTGACTCTCCAACAACGTTGAGTCCAAGACACGTTGCAAAGGCTCAGGCTTTGTTAGGTGATCAAGGCGATAAATTAACAGCAGTTGCAATGCACTCAAAAGTTTTTTATGACTTGGTCGAGAGAAATGCAATTGATCGTATTTATGACAACACTGGAGCACCAGATTCAGACGCAACAGGTGGTAGCACAACAAGAGCTTTTGATGGACCAACAGCTGTGAGCAGTTTTATGGGGCTTCGAGTTATTGTTTCTGATGATGTTCCAACAACAGGATCTGGTTCTTCTACTGAATATTCAACTTTCTTCTTTACTCAAGGAGCAGTTGTAACAGGAGAGCAAGCTCCAATTAGAACACAAACAGATAGAGACATCCTTGCTTTGGAAGAAGCAATGGCTGTGGATCTTCACTACATCTATCATCCAGTTGGTCTTAAGTATGCAGTTTCAACTGTTAATCCAAATAGATCAGTTCTTGAAACAGTAGGCTCTTGGTCGAAAGTCTATGAGACAAAGAACATCGGTATTGTTCGTGCAACTAACGTATCTAATCAGGATTAATTATGCCTTCTTTATTTGAAGTAACTGCTGGTTCTTTAGTTGGACCAACAACAGGTGGAACTGTTACTCAGGCCACTAACAAATCCACAGGTGTGACTCTAAATACAGAGTCTGGACAAATCACAATGAACAATGCACAGCTTGACGCTGGCACAGAAGTAACTTTCACAGTAACTAACAGCAAGATTGCAGCAACAGACGTTGTTGTAGCTTGTCATGGTTCTGCTGGAACTGCTGGTTCATATCTTGTGAACGCTAATAGCATTGCTGCTGGATCATTTGCAGTAACAGTTTCTAACGTATCTGCTGGTAACTTAAGCCAAGCAATCGTTATTAACTTTGTTGCTCTTAAGGGTGCATCAAGCTAATGGGAATGTATGCCTTTAGGCGTATGAGAGAGAGAAATGAAGCTGCTCAAAAGGTGGCTTCATTAACTCCATCTCTTGAAAAGCCAAAACCAAAATCTAAGTCCAAAAAGGTAAAACTCGATGGCAATATCACTTGATGCAACTGTTGGTGGTGCAAATGCAAACACCTATATCACTCTTGATGATGCAAACTCATTTATTGAAGGCTTAGTCCTAAGTGATGATGCAGCAGCTTGGGATGGGTCAAGCAACGATAATAAGAATCGTGCTTTATTTACTGCGGCACAAAGAATTGATCGAGAGAAATTTCTAGGTGCAAGGGTTAACGACACTCAGGCTTTAGAATGGCCAAGATCTGGAGTTCGCAAACCAGACACATATACAAACCTTTATGGCTTATCTTTTCCAAATAGATTAGTTGCTGATTATTACACCGACACTGAAATACCAGATCGTGTTAAGAATGCACAGGTTATTTTGGCTGTATATCTAAACAACAACAGGAACGGGCTAGAACTTAGTGGTTTGGAGGATTTTCAAACTGTTAGTATAGGAAATATCAACGTCACTCCCAGATTTTTTGGTGCTGTTGGTGTTGATCGAATACCTCCAATCGTTGATCATTATTTGATGGGCATTAGAATAGGAGGAAGAGCAAACTTACAAATCAAGAGGTCATGAAAATGGGTTACGGATACGAATATCCAGCTGCAATCATCATTACAGATACGAATGCCCACACAGGCAGATTTGGAAAGGTGCATTGCTTAACGGATGCAGAGGCAACTTTTGTTGCTGAAAATATCACAGAGAATGGATCTGCAACTATAAACGGCATCACGATGAAGGCATCATCTGAAGTTTGTGGAGTTATCACAAGTATCACCCTTGCAAGTGGTCAGGTAATAGCTTATTCATTATGAGTCTTGCAAACGCTCTTAAAAAAGCTGCATCAAAAACTCTAAGCAAACTTGGAGGAGATGTAATTATTCGACAGGTTACTGCTGGCACTTACAACACCACAACTGGTTCAATAACTGAGTCGACTTCCGATACAACTATTAAGGGCGTTTTGGATAATGTTTCAAGGTCAGAAGTTAATGATCTCATTGAGTCTCAAGATAAGATTTTAACAATATCGGCTGGCGATCTTACCTTTGTACCAACAACAAAAGACAGAGTGGTAATAAGCAGCGTTGAGTTTAAAATTATTCAAGTTACGATAAATGAGCAAAATAACACTCCTGTAAGTTTTGATCTTGTTCTGAGGTAATCATGGCTAGAGAAATTAGGCTTTCTGGAATAGGTGATCATTTTGAACAGCAAGTAATTAACACCGTGAGAAAAGCAACTTTAAAAGCAGAAAAAGATATTAAAGAGTTTACTCCTGTTGATACTGGAAACTTAAGAAATTCATTTAAAAATAAAGTTGAACCTTTGGTTGGAGAAGTTTTTACAAATGTTGAATATGCAGAGCCTGTTGCTTACGGAACAAATCTGCCTCCGAGTTGGGGAGGTAAATATAAAACTCGTCAAAATACAATCAAAGGTTATCCAGAGCTTATCGCAAAACAACTGGAACAATATATTTCAGATCAATTTAGGAGTGCATAATGGCTGCAATTGATTTAAACACAGTCAGATCAACTATCGAAGGCAGACTTGCAACAGAGTTAGCATCAAGCCCTGCGATTCCTGTTGTATTTAATAATATGGCTTTTGATTCAACGACCGAGGACACTTTTGTTCAGTGTTTGACAAGTTTTGGAACTGGAAATTATTTAACGATGGGTGGCTCTGCTAATTCAACAAATAGAGTTGTTGGTTTAATGTTATTAAATATTTTTACTGAAGAAGGTATCGGTGCTGGCTCAAACTTAACAATTGGCAAACGGCTGCGTGACCTTTACAATAATATTACAGTTTCAAATGTTATTTTTGATTCACCTATCGGTCCAGAAGTTTTAGCATCTAGTCCAGAAGGTAAGTTTCAAACTCAAATAAGAGTTACTTTTGAAATATATGAGGATCTTTAATCATGCCAAAACTTGAAATTACTGAAGAAATGCTTGACGCAATCGAAGCTGTTAAAGGAGTTAGAGATTCAAGAATGTGGGATCCTAACTGTAAAAGATATATGGAGAATCAACAAAATCCTAAAAAAGATGTAAAAAAGTCTGAAAAGGGTTAATATATTTATAAATCTTTCTTTTTTTTGTTATGGCTGCTGTAAAAGGTGATGTCGGTAAAATAATGTTCCATAACGCTGCTGGAACAGAAGCTGATATATCAGGTCTAAGAAATTGGTCTTTATCAATTACTAAAGATACTCAAGAAACCACAGTTCAGGGTGACACCTCAAAAACTTTTGTTGGCGGTCTTATCTCTGGTGAAGGTTCAGCAACTCTCATTTATGACAATGCTGGTAACTCTGATTACTTGGCATTTGTTGAGGACATATTGACTACTGGAGATGCTGGTGACGCATTGTTTGAGTTGTTCCCAGACAGTTCAGCAAGTGCTAAAAAATTTGGTTTTTCTGGAATTATTACAGGTGCTGAATACGGAGCAACAATAGGTGAAATACAAGAAATAAGTATTTCATTTATCTCAACTGGTGCAATCACTTCAGACATATAGTAAATTTTTAACAACTAACAACACATAACATGGCAACAAAAAGAACCGTTGATTTAATCACTGAGGCTTTCAGTGACGTGATGACTGCAAGAAGAAAGTATGAACTTAAAAAGCCAAATGGTGATTTGTTAAAAGAAATATATTTTCCACCTTTGACAAGATTTGATAGAAAAAAAGCTCAAGTTGCTGCTGGAACAGATGATGCTTTGACGATTTCTACAAAACTTCTTTGTCAAATTGCAGAAAATGAAGATGGTTCAAAAGCATTTCATTCTGCCGATGCGGAAAATTTACAGAGATTTTTACCAGAAAGTGTATTAAATGAACTTGAGCTATTTATGATGGATATTCAAGTTGATTTAGATACAGCAAAAAACGAATCAAGCGAGATAACTGGTTAAATTTTGAGTTTTTTCTCGCAACAGAATTAGGTAAAACAATAATTGAGTTAAGAAAAAGTATCACAGAAGAGGAGCTTATTCATTGGGCTGCATACTATGAAGTTAAAAATGACAGGGAAAAACAAGAAATGAATCGTCAAAAGAACAAAACAAGGTAATATATAATAAAGGTTATTTGTATTTGTGGCACAATCAACAGTAAAACTTATAGTTGATGCACAAAATGCTATCTCTCCACTTAAAAGAGTAAATGATGCTACAAAAAATTTAAGCAGAAATACAGATAAATTAAAAGATAGATTAAATAAATCAAACAGATCAATAAGAGAATCAGGTAGGGCTGCAAAATCAGCAAGTGGTGGATTTGCAACATTAAATAAATCTTTGATGCCCTTAATAAAGGCTTTGGCAGCTATAGCAGCTGCAAGATTTATTTTTATCAACGCTGCTGATATTGAGACTCAAAGAAAAAGTTTAGAAGTTCTTACTGGTTCTCTTTCTAAAACAAATCTGATAATAAAAGAACTGCAAGATTTTGGTGCTGTTACTCCATTTAAAAGTAGTGAACTAATAGAACAAACAAAACGATTAAAGGCTTTCGGTTTTGAGACTGATGAATTAGTTGATACCACAAAAAGGCTTGCTGATGTTGCTGGTGCTACTGGTGCTGATTTACAAGGCATTGCAACAGCCTTTGGTCAAATAAGGGCAAAAGGAAAATTGCAACAAGAGGAAAATTTACAGTTATTAGAAAGAGGAGTTGATATAACAACTGAACTTAAAAATATTACAGGTTTACAAGGTGAGGCATTTGAAAAAGCACAAAGACAAGGAAAAATTGGGGCTGATCTTGTAAATCAGGCACTTATAAATTTAACAAATGAAGGTGGAGCTTTTTTTGAAGGTGCTTCTTCACAAGCAACAACCTTAAATGGAAAATTATCTACTTTAATAGATTCAATTGAAAGTTTGGCAAGAACTATTGGCTCTCAACTATCACCAGCAATAAAAGGTGCTTTAGATTTAGCGACAAAAGGAGTGGTGGCCATTGAGAAGATATTCAGTAGATTTGGTGATATTGGTGATGTTGGTTTAGGTAATGTTGCAAAAGCAGAAATGGATGCTCGTAGTCAAGCAACTAGATTAACCAAAATGAAGTTTGGTGATGATATAAGACTTACAGGGTTTGCTTTTACAGATGAAGAAAAAGCAGCCAAAAAATTTTTAAAAGAACAAACAGCTTTATTAAAAAAACAATTTATTGAAAGAGAAAAATTAAGAAAAAAATCTTTTGTGCAACTAGAAGTTCTTGAGGACACTACAAAAGAATCAGAAAAAATCACAAACAAAACAAAAGATACTACCCTTGCTTTTACAGAATTAGTACCAATAACTGCAACATTTAATCAAGCTTTGGGTCAGTCAGATACTTTTATGGATGCTATAAATAGTGATACTTTGAAGCTTTCTGAAGGTATTTTTCAAGTCACAAATGAAGCAGATCAATTGAAAGAAAAATTCAATGAAATCGGGCAAAGTGTAGAGCAGGGAATAGTATCTGGTTTAACTGATGCTGTTATGGGAACAAAAACTCTAGCTGAAGCTGCAACAGGTGTTCTAAACAATTTAAAAAGACAGTTGGTGGAAGTTGCCATGCAACGTGCGGTTTCTGGTATTGGTGACAGTATTGGTGGATTTCTAGGCGGATTATTTGGCGGAAGAAAAAAGAAAACTGCACCTTTGATCACAAACACTTTTCTTGGAGGAGCGGGTAGTAGGTTTTTAGGCTCTGGTCTTTCTAGTATATTTAGAGCTAATGGAGGGCCAGTTTCTGCTGGAAGGTCTTATGTTGTGGGAGAACGAGGGCCTGAGTTATTTACTCCAAGACGATCTGGTATGGTTACAGCAAACGATAAAATAGGTGGAGGAACAACAAATATGGTTACAGTAAACGTAGATGCTTCGGGTTCTTCAGTACAGGGTAACAGTGCAGACGCACAACTTTTAGGGGCAGCAATTGGGGCTGCTGTGCAGGCTCAACTGATAAAAGAAAAAAGACCCGGAGGACTTTTAACAAGGTAACATGGCAACTTTTCCTAACTTTCAGCCTATTTATGGGATGAGAAAAACAAGCGCACCAAAAATCAGGACAACAAGTCTTGGAGATGGCTATGAGTTCAGGGCTTTATTTGGCCTTCCACTTACTCAAGATCCTAAAGTATATGATTTAACTTTTAATGTATCAGAAACAGAAGCTGATGTAATAGAGGGATTTTTTAGAAGCAGAGTTAACGATCAATCAAGTTTTACCTTTACTCCACCCGGTGAAGGCTTTACAAAAACAGGCACTTACAGTCAGACTGGAACTACTGTAACCATTACCATAACAAATCATGGCCTTGCCAAAGGTGATGTTGTGACTATCGACTACACTTCTGGTTCTGCAACTGATGGTGATTTTGTTGTAGCCACACGACCAAGCGTTGATACATTTACGGTAACGGCAGCTTCTTCTGCGACAAATAGTGGTAATGTATCGGTCACCTTATCAGGGGCTGGTGAATTTGTTTGCCAATCATGGACAAAAACAATACCTTATAATAATAGAGCAATATTAAATTGCACTTTTAGGGAGGTATTTGAACCGTAATGGGATTACCTACAGCAGACCTTCAAGGATTAACAAATAAATCTATTATTGAACTTTATACGTTGACTTTGGTTTCTGAATTACATGGATCTACTGATGTGACAAGATTCCATTCAGGTGTTGGTATGAACAGTAATGCATCAATAATATGGCAGGGTAATACTTATGATAAGTTTCCGATACAAGCAGAGGGGTTTGAATATTCAGGCCGTGGTTCGCTTCCAAGACCGACAATAACAGTTTCAAATATATTAGGAACTATTACAGCATTAATGGCAACAGTAAATGCCACAACACCATTTAATGATTTACAAGGAGCAAAATTTGTACGCATACGCACTCTAAGTAAATTTTTAGATGCTGCAAATTTCCCATCAAATCAAAATCCTTTTGGTACACCAGACAGCACAGCAGAACTGCCACAAGAAATTTATTTTATAAATAGAAAAACTGTAGAAAATAGAGAAATTGTACAATTTGAACTTGTTTCTGCTTTGGATTTGCAAGGAGTCCGCGCGCCAAAACGTCAGGTCACAAGAAAAGATTTTCCGGGTGTTGGTACTTTTATAAACGCATGACTTGGAAAACTGATGCTGCAAAACACGCCGAAGAATGTATGCCACAAGAATCATGTGGTTTGTTAGCAATAATTAAAGGAAAAGAAACCTACTGGCCTTGTAAAAATATTGCAGAATCTGGATTTGAATATTTTATTATTGACCCTGATGATTGGGCAAAATGTGAAGATACAGGAGAAATAATTGGTATTGTTCATTCTCATCCTTATGATTCACCACAACCATCTGACAATGATAAAGCAAGTTGTGAGTATTTAGATTTACCTTCCCATATCTACAGCGTAAGAATGAAAGAATGGTGTTCTTTTAAACCTAATGGCTGGAAAGCACCTTCACTTATTGGAAGAAGTTTTATCTGGGGTGTTCACGATTGCTGGTCAATAATTCATGATTGGTATAAAGAAACAAAAAATATTGATCTAAAAAAATGGGATAGACCAAAAAAAATTAAAGATTTTATTGAAAATCCATTATTTGAAAAAGGGTTGCCAATAACAGGATTTCAAAAACTACCAATAGATAATGACATACAAGTTGGTGACGTTTTGCTGTTTCAATCAACTACAGGAAATTTAGATCATGTAGCCGTTTATATTGGTGATAATATGATTTTAAATCATAATATAAAAAGATTAAGTTGCCGAGAGCCTTTTGATTTAGGTTATCAGCAAGCACTAAGAGGGGTTTACAGGTATGCAGCTTAAAACGATAAAAGTTTACGGAAGATTAAGAAAATTTCTTGGTTCTTCCTATTTTGAGGCAGCCGTATCAAGTCCAGCAGAGGCAATACGTTTTCTGATGTGTAACTTTCCAGAAGTAGAGGCACACATGAGTCAGCAATATTACAAGGTGAAAATGAATAATTTGGATGTTTCGTTGGATTTTTTATCAATGAAAGGTCGTGGGGAGATTCAGATCATCCCCATTGCAACAGGATCAATCCCTGCGATAGTTGCGGTTGTTGGTGGCGTTGGGGCTGCTGGGGCTGCTGTTGTTGGCACTGCTACAGCCGTTGCTGGTGCTGCAATTACTACCGCTGCTACTGTTGGGGGTGCTATAGCAACTGGTATTGGTGCTGTAGCTAGTGGTATTGGTACTGTTGCTGGCGCAGTTGCGGCTATTCCTGTTGTTGGAAATATTGCTACCGCAGTAGCTACAGATTTAGCAATAGGAGGGATTACTTCTTTACTTGCCCCGACCCCTGCACCTTTTGAGTCTCCAAGTGGCGCTGCTGGTTCTTTTGGTGCTTCAGAACCTGATGGGGCATTAGATCCTCAAATGGCAAATTCCTACTCATTTTCAGGCATCCAGAACGTGAGTGTTAGTGGTGTTAGCGTCCCTATTTTATATGGAGAAGTGTTTACCGGTTCAGTGGTTGTAAGTTCTGGTATAGATACAGTACAAGTGGAGGGTACAACATAATGCCAATTCCAGCTTTTGATGAAAATACAAAACTTACTGATCCAGCAGTAACAGATGATGTCCTTGCTTCAAAACAATTTCAAACCATAGTTGAGATATTAGGAGAGGGAGTAATTGAAGGTTTTGCTACTGCTGCAAAAGAAGGACATACTCCGGGAAATCAAACCTATCTTAATGCAATGCAGAAAGATATATTTTTAAATGGAAGTCCAATTTTAATACCTAGTGCAAATTCACTTCAGCCTATCCCGTCAGATTTTAATTTTCAAAACGTAACTGTTGAGGAGAGATTCGGTACTTCAGATCAAACTGCAATACAAGGTATTTCAGAAATAGAAACTGAAAATTCTGTTAATGTTGCCGTTTTAAAAGATAATCCTATATCAAGATCAATTACAAATACTTCCGTTAATGCAGTAAGAGTTACAATTGGTTTCCCATCTTTGCAAAAATTTGAAGATGATGGTGACATAAATGGTGCGGAAGTTGCTCTAAATATTCAAACCATAGAAAATGATGGAACTACAACTACTGTTATCACAGATACCGTTAAAGGAAGAACTGCAAGCACATATTTTAGAGATTATAAAATAAAATTTGCATCTGGCACTTCTTTTCCTGTAACAATCAGAGTCAATAGAACTACAGACGACAGCACAGAATCAACTTTGCAAAATAGTTCAATCTGGTCATCTTTTACAGAGATAATTAATGAACAGAGAGCATATCCAAATACAGCACATATAGCCATAAGGTTTGATGCCGAAACATTTCCAACTATTCCAAGACGTATGTTCAAACTGCGTGGAACAAAAATTAAAATACCACATAATGCAACAGTCAGAACCGATGGTTCATTATCATATTCTGGAACTTTTAACGGAACTTTTAAAACTGATACGGTATGGACAAATGATCCAGCATGGATTCTATATGACTTGTTAACAACATCAAAAGGTTTTGGAGATCAAATAGATACAACACAATTAGATGTTTTTAGTTTTTATTCCGCTTCTGTTTATTGTGCAGAACAGGTGGATGATGGATTAGGAGGAACAGAACCAAGATTTAGCTGCAACGTAGTGATACAGAATCAAAAACAGGCATACAATCTTATAAATGATTTATGTTCTGTGATGCGTGTGATGCCTTTTTACTCGGCAGGCACAATATCAATCACACAGGACAGACCAACAGATCCAAGTTATTTATTCAACTTATCCAACGTAACAGAACAAGGTTTTTCATATAGTAGTTCCTCAAAAAATTCAAAAGTAACTGTTGTAAATGTTGGATATTTTGATAATGAAACTCAACAAATTGAATATGAAACAGTAGAAGATACCGCTTTACAAGCAAAGTACGGAATTGTTACCAAAAATTTAAAAGGTTTTGCCACAACTTCCAGAGGTCAAGCTGCCAGACTCGGAAAGTGGTTTTTGTACACACAATCTAATGAGGCTGAGTTGGTGACTTTTGTTACTACTCTTGAATCAGGCACTTTGGTAAGACCGGGGGCGGTAATAAATATTGCTGATCCATTAAGGGCTGGAGTTAGAAGAGGTGGTCGTATAAAAACAGGAGTATCTACAACACAAATAATAGTAGATGATGAAAATAATACAGATTTGACCTCTTCAGGTTCTGCAACATTATCAGTAATATTAGCTGACGGCACACTTGAAACAAGAACAATTGACTCTATTTCTGGCAAAACAATCACAGTATCTTCAGCCTTTTCATCAACACCGCCTAGTAACAGCGTATGGGTTATAGAAAATTCAACGGTTCAACTTCAAACTTTTAGGGTAATTGGTGTTACAGAAATTGCACAACTTAATTATCAAATAACTGCTGTTGTTCATAATCCTACGAAATATGCAAATGTTGAAGATGGCGCGGCACTGGCTACTAGAACAATTACAACATTAACTGAAATAAAACCCTCACCAAGTAACTTGCAAAGTTCAGAGCAAATTGTTGTTTTTAATAACCGTGCCGTATCAAAACTTTTTATTCAATGGCAGCCTATTTCAGGTGTAACTGAATACATGGTGCAATATAGATTTGATAATGAAAACTTTATAACACAAAGAATAACAAGGCCAGATTTTACTATTTTTGAGACAAAAAAAGGGACTTATGAAATAAGAGTTTTTAGTTACAACGCATTAGGAAAACCAAGCATTACACCAGCAACAACAACAATCACAACAGTTGGTAAAACAGCAGTTCCCGCAGATGTGCAGAATTTAAGAATTGAACCTATATCAGATCAGTTTGTACGACTACGTTTTGACCAATCCACAGACGTTGACGTTTTGCATGGTGGAAACGTTGTAATTCGTAGTTCTAATCTTACAACTGGCTCAACTTTTACTAATTCAGTTGACGTTTTGCCCGCACTTTCTGGAAACGTTAGCGAGTCGATTGTCCCAAATATTGTAAATGGCACATATCACTTAAAATTCAAGGATGATGGCGGGCGTTTAAGTTCTGGTGACGCTTCTGTCACAATGATTCAAACAGTACCTAATGCTTTTCCAAAGCTTACTGTTTTAGAAGATAGAGAAGATACAGATTCACCCCCTTTTGCTGGTGCAAAAGTTGATTGTTTTGTTAGTGATGATGTAAACGGACTTGTTCTTGGTTCTTTAATAACTCTTGATGATGTGACAGATTTTGATGCTATGGCTGATTTTGATTTTTTGGGTGCTGTAGATATTACTGGCGGTTCATATGAATTTGCAAATACTCTTGATTTAGGTGGAAAACAACCTTTAAGATTGCGTAGGCATATGGTTACACAAGGTTTTTATCCTAATGATCTGTTTGACAAACGAACTGCTAATATCGACACTTGGACTGATTTCGATGCGGCCACTGCCTTTAATGTTGGAGCTTCTCTGCTTGTGGCGACAACAGATTTAGACCCTGACACTACAGTTACAGGTGCAACCTATGGTCAAAGTGGTACAACTATTACAATCACTAAAAATTCGCATGGATATTCTGTAGGTGATTTTGTTGTGATAAATTTCACGGCTGGATCTGCGACTGATGGAAATTATGAAATAATTACAAAATCAGATAACACATTTACAGTAACTTCAGCCACAAGTGCAACTATATCAAGTGGAACTGCTTGCACCTATGGCGCAAACTTTTCGAGGTTTAATCCATTTGTAAACGGAGTTTATATTGCAAGAGGATTTAAATTTAGATGTGAAATGGATTCTGATGACCCTGCGCAATCAATTGAAATAGAACAGCTTGGTTATACAGCAGAGTTAGAAAGCAGAACAGAAACAAGTATTGGTAATGCAGGGGCTACAAATGGCTTGATTGCGTCAGGCAGTTCTACAAAATCAGTTGTCTTTTCAAATAGTTTTTTTACGGGTTCTACAGGAACAGGTTTGGCTGATAATACTGTTTTACCGTCAATTGGTATAACTATTGAAAACGCACAATCAGGTGATTTTTTCGCGCTCTCAAATATAAGTTCAACTGGATTTGATATAGACGTAAAGAATGGATCAAGTCATGTTAATAGAGATTTCAAATATGCAGCAACTGGATTTGGGCGTGGTAGTTAATTTTAAAGTAGGATATACTTAAATAAAAATTACATTAGACAATGGCTCAACATGATTACGTTATATCTAACGACACTGGTGCTAACGTCAGGGCTGATATAAATAATGTTCTTTTAGCAATTTCAAGCAATAATTCTGGATCATCTGCACCGTCTACAAACTACGCAAGTCAATTTTTTGCTAATACCTCAACAAGTATTATGCAGCTTAGAAATACATCAAACAATGCTCATGTAAACGTATTTACGCTTGCTGGTGGGCCGGCTTTTGCTGCTGGTGGCACAATAGAAAGTTTAAATATTGGTAAAGGTACAAATTCTGTAGCTGGTAACACTGTTCTTGGAGAAAGTGCTTTAGATGCTTCTGTTTCTGGTGGAGATAACACTGCAATAGGTTTTAATTCTTTAACGACAAATACTAGCGGTTCTAATAATACTGCCATAGGTCGTGAGTCTTTAGAGGCTAATACTACTGGCTCACAAGGAATAGCTGTTGGAAGAAAGGCGCTTGAAGCTAATACAACAGGAGATAATAACACAGCTATAGGTCACTTTGCTTTAGGAAATAACACCGAAGGCGGAAATAATATAGCTGTAGGTCGTGAAGCATTAGGAGCTAATACCACTGCAAGTAACAATACAGCACTCGGATATTTTACAGCATCTTCAAATACAACTGGAACTGGTATATCTGCTGTTGGTCAAGGTGCTTTACAAAATAATACGACAGGAATTAACAACACTGCACTTGGTCAAGCAGCTTTACAACAAAATACAACTGCTAACTACAACACTGGTATTGGTAAAAGTGCATTAGTTGTAAATACAACTGGGGCTGAAAACACTGCTACTGGTTATAATTCATTACAAGCAAACACAACTGGTGGTTCTAATACTGCTTGTGGTTCACAGGCATTAGCGTCTAACACCACTGCAAGTAGTAACACTGCTGTTGGTAGAAAGACAATGTTTTCAAACACAGAGGGTACAAATAATACTGCTGTTGGTTATCAGGCATTGTTTTCAAACACTACTGGTAACACAAACGTTGCTATAGGTGACAGTTGTGCTACTTCAAACACCACAGGTACAGATAACACCGCTGTAGGTCAGTTTGCTTTTAATGTAAACACAACAGGTTCAGATAACACTTGCGTAGGCGCTCACGCTTTAGATGCTAATACAGCTGGTGTAGAAAATGTAGCGATAGGTCGTCATTCAATGTCTGCTAATACTACTGGAAATTCAAATACGGCTGTTGGGATGCAGGCATTACAAGCAAACACAACTGCTGCACATAACACAGCGGTTGGTAATCACGCATTATTGTCAAATACTACTGCTGAAAATAATACTGCTGTTGGAAACGCTGCTTTAGAACAAACCACAACGGGTGGTAGAAACACCGCCGTTGGAAGAGATTCAGGCAAGTCTAATACAACTGGAACTAATAATGTAAGTATGGGGGCATACTCTTTAAGAACAAATAGTACAGGAATTTATAATACTGCCATTGGAGATTCTACATACTACAATACTACAGCGAGTAATAATACAGGCTGTGGTTATAGTGCAGGTTATAGGACTACATCTGGGGAACAATGCACTGCGATAGGATCACAAGCATTATATGAAAACACAACAGGGAGTTTTAACACCGCAGTTGGTTATGAAGCTTTAAATGAGAACACAACTGCAAATCATAATACTGCCGTAGGTAAACAGGCTTTAACAGTAAATACAACAGGAACGCAGAATAATGCCTTTGGAAGTAATACCTTAGTATCTAATACGACAGCAGATAACAATAATGGGTTTGGATATGCTGTTTTAGGTAATACAACTACAGGCGCAAGTAACACTGCTATGGGTCATATTGCATTAAATGCAAACACAACAGGACAACAGAATGTAGCAATGGGTTCAACAGCTTTAGATGCTAATACTACTGGTAGTTACAACGTTGGTATAGGAACAGGAACATTGACGAATAATACTACAGGAGAATTAAATACAGCAATTGGACAATCAGCTTTATTCAGCAATACAACAGCTAGTAGTAATGTAGCAGTTGGTTATAACGCTTTAAACTTATGTACAACTGGTACTAAACACGTTGCGGTGGGTGCTGGAGCTTTACAAAATCTAACTACAGCTACTACCTCATCAGTGGCAATTGGATATCAGGCACTTTATAGTTCAACTGGTGGTAACTATTATAATACGGCTGTTGGCTACCATGCACTTTATTCCTCAACATCTGGAAGAGCTAATTCTGCTTTAGGTGATGGTGCTTTATTCAGTGTAACTACTGGGGAAAGAAACTCTGGTTTTGGTCAAGGTGCTGGAGGTTTTGTAAACACAGGTAATGATAACTTAATGTTGGGTTACAACTCAGGCAAATCTTCATCACCATCTGGTCAAATTACATCTGGTTCTGGTAATTGTTGCTTAGGGAATAATGATATTCAAAACCTATTTTGTGCTGATACTTCAATATCAAGTTCAGATCAAAGAGATAAGACAGACATTGCAGATTTTACAAAAGGTCTTAGTTGGATCGAAGCTTTAAGACCTGTTGTCTATAGGTGGGACAGAAGAACATGGTACGGAACAGAAGAAGATCCTTATGGCACACCAGATGGGTCAAAAAAGAGAGCAAGATTGCACGTTGGCTTTTTAGCACAGGAAGCATTAGAGGTAGAAAAAGCAAATGGTTATGGAACGTCAAATGATGATTCATTAGTTTTAAATTTAACTGAAGATGGTATGTCTTACGGAATGAAATATGAAAGGCTTGTGCCAATGCTTGTAAATGCAATAAAAGAATTATCAACCAGAGTCACAGCCCTCGAAGCAGGGTAAACTTAAAGTAATCTAATTTTTATTATGGAAGAAAGAACCGCAGATGAAATAGCAGCAATCTTTTCTGCTGCTGGCGATAGCGTAACTGTAATCGGTACGGCTCAAGCATCAGATGAAACTGATGATGACTTCAAAGACAAAATTAAACGTAATGTAGAGCATCTTGAAATTATCAAAGCCTATACAAAAACTGATGGAACAACATCTATTTGGACATCTGAAGATTTTACAGCTATTGATGCTGCTGTAACTGCTGGCAAAAAACTTTATTAAATTATGAATTTACAAGAAAGATTACAACAGCTTGCTCAACAAAGAGAGCAATTATGGATTGCATTGCATGAAACTAACGGAGCGATGAAGATTTTGGAACAACAGATTCTTGAGACTCAAGCTGTACCCGAATCAACCCAGCCATTAGATAAAGAGGCATTAGGCCAAGAATCAAAAACAGAGTCATCAAAGTCAAAGGCATAGCCAAAGCTCTTAAAACTTCTCTTAGCATTATGTTTAATAAAATTTGTCAGGTCGCTTCATTATTGTCTCTTTTACTATCAGGGTCAATGGCTGCCTTTGGTTTCGTAGCAATACGCTATATGCAAAGTCCTGAGTTTGAAAGAACACTTAAAAATAAATTGTTGGGAAGTTTAGAGAATAAAATGCCAGACGTCATGAAAAACACGCTTCCTGATTTTACTGGTCCATCAATTGAGATTCCAAAGAAAAAGGTAAGCCCTCTTGGAAATACCCAGAATTGATATACCGCAGATACAAATAAAAGAGATATATATTCCAAAAATAAAAACTTGGGAACAATATCCAACAACGCTGGACATAATAGATAAACCAAAGCTTGATTATCCTGTTGTTAATATTCCATCTTTTGAACCTCTGGAATACAACCCTGATAAATTTATACCAACAGATCCTGTTAAACAGCCAGAGCAAAAGCAACCAGACGCATCGCAACCACCAGAATACAAACCTGAAGTCAAGAAAGATAAAGAGTTCTTTATTAAATGTCCCAACGAGACTAATATTCCAGTAGGAAGCTATCCCAATGATCTTAAACTACAAGTCGTTGTTGGTCACTCTGTAAAAAATGGCCGGTGCTATGAAATCCTCAGAGATTCAACATTTATCGAGAAATGGATTCCTAGCACTCCTATTCTTGTTAATACTTCAATTATTGCTGTTACTGCGGCTTCAAGTCCTATCATAGCCAACCTTCTTAAAAATCTTATCAAGACAGCAATCAAGAAGCTGACAAAGAAAAAAGATGAGGTAAAATAAAAAAGTAGCAAGCCCAGCATCATGTCATTGACTTGACCACTGCTCTGTTGGATAGACTTGCTGCTTTTAAGTTTACAACTTTTGCACCGTGCTGATAAAACAGCCACCGCTCTGTATTAGTCAATGTAAACTTATTTTAATTTATGAGTGTGCGGTATAACTTGACCCATTTTTTCTACAACTTCCACATCCTCGCATAAAGAATAATATTTTGAATCCTTTGTGAACCGTATTCCGTCACGATAAAGTTGACCACAATTTTTCAATCTTGCCAGTTCATAGTTGAGCCTTTCTTTAGATAATATTTGTCGTTGTATTTTTTCTTGAGTCGTTGCACTTTTTAAACACGCATCCTGAAAGCGTTTATCAAGCGGAACAGATATTGTTGCGGCAATTCCAAAATTAAAAGAAGTCGCATCTTTGTTCCCACTGTAATTTTCTCTGAAGAAAAGAATCTCACCAGCGTTTGTAAGGTTTCCATCGTCATCTGTAGCCTCGTTATAAACTGGCGTGTGATAAATATAATCTTGAGGTCGTTTGATTGCTACTGAGGTCGTTGCAAATGGGCTTACACTTAAAGTGGCTCCTGAGCATTTAATACCGTTTCCATAAGTATTCTCAGTCATTGGGCCTGTCAAAACTTGGGTTGCAAAATTAGAAACTGAAGAACTTGTATTTGACTGAGGATTGGCAACTGCAGAGGTATTTGCGTAACTTGGTAAACAAGAAAAAAGGCTTATTAATTGGAGAAGATAATAGTGGTATCTGTAACCACCTCTGACTGAACCGTTCTTGTTATATCGATCACGCTTTCCAAAGAAGGTCCTTTGTAAAACTCTGAAAACTGAAAAGCATTCCCTTGTGTAGTTTGCTGCCAGTTTGGTTTTTGATCCATATTTAAGCCAGTCCATTCATAAGTCGTTCCATTGATGGTTTCAGTAACGGTTGCATTGGGCATAGAAATTGTGTCGCAATTTCCGCAAGATATGCCCGAACCAGTAACGCTGTAGGTATAGCCTGAATTGTAGCGAACTTCTCGAATATTTTCTGTCAGATTATTTGTGGTGACGCTTCTGCTTGTACTTGTCGCACTTGTGAAATTTGGCACGACAGGAATTGCGTGTGCTGGACTAACAAAAAATATAAAAAGAAGATATTTCCACATTAATCAACGGTCAGGTCTGTTACGAATTGACCAGTAAGAACAACTCCAGTTCCTGTTCCACCTGTAAGAGACATAGTGTGGTGATCTAAAGTTACGGCTGCTGTACCTACCGAACCAGCTGCAGTTGAAGTCAAATCACTGAAGTTTCCTACTGTTCCGACAGTGGGTGCAGATCCAGCGGTAGCATCACCCTCAAGGTAAGACTGAGTGAAGCTGAAGGTTTCACCAGCAGTTGTTTGTGTTGCACTTGGCATGGTTACTGCTGGAACTCCATTCGTAACAGATCCAAAGCCACCCACACTTGCAGCGTCTCCACTCGTAGTTGTTATATTTGTGCCACTTATGCTGTAAGATGAGCCAATTTTATCGGCTGAAGTTGCAGCGGATAAACTTTCTAATTTGACACTTGATGTGATCGTGCTTTGAATATCTGCATACGAAGCAACTGGTATAAACAGAAATAAAAGAAGTAGCTTTTTCATTTGATACCGACTTTGTTTTTACTATTATCCACTATCTTAGGACCATTGCTGTTATTATTGCCACTTTTCTTCTGTCCGACTGAGATTCCATAACTGCCGAGCACTCCACTGACTAGTCCAGCAGTGAAGGCCCCATCAATTCTTACCTTGCCCATATATCCCAAAGTCATCATCGATAAACTCCAAGTCAAAATCAGAAACCTGACACCGTGGCCAAAAAGATCACCCCAATCAAAGCCTTCTTTTTCTTGCTTTTCTTCTTCCATGCGGATTGCCTTTCTTGTTTTATATTAACAATGTAGCTATGTTAGGAAAAGAAAACAAAAATCCATGTCAAAGTTTCTAATTAATTTATTCATAAGATTTGGTAAAAGTGAAAGTTTACGCAAAGCTGCACTCAATCTTTTAAAAGATTTGGCTTCAAAATCAGACAATGATGTTGATGACGCAATCGTCAAAATGATAGAAGAGAAGCTTTTTCCAGTTAAATGATCAAGAAGTTTTTAAACATCGACATTGAAAAGGCTCCACCAGAGATGGAATTAGAAGTTGAGCTTCAATGCAGACAAATTATGGAGTCTGATGATATCGATAGCATCAAAAGATATTGCACCCATTTGGTCAGACATAAATTAAGGCAAGATATGTTTTTATCCTCTTTGTTAAATCATTTTATAGATATTGAGTTTGTCAAACCAGTGAGAAGAAAAAAGCGTTTTAAATTATTCTAAAGTTTTCTCGTACTCATCAATATATTTATCTTCAAAGTCTCTTATTAACATATTGTCTGTTTTATCAACTTCATAATTAAATTTCAGAACTGCCGTTCTTATATGCTCCTTAACCCACCGACCTTCTTCATAAACAACCTGAGCCTTGCCATTTTCTTTTATAAAAACATAGTGATCTTGCCCTTTCAGTTGAATATCTAAAAAGTTTCTCTCTAAATCTTTACGTCTTATATCTTTAAGTTTTCTAAGTTTGACTGAAGAATGTTCTTTTTTTTTCATTTTAACTCCAAAGTAATCTCAACCCATGAAGGTTGTGGTTTGCATCCATCAATGACTCCATGAAAAGGATTATTCATAAACTCATAAGTTCTTTTACCATCGGTATAAATCATGCCAATATATGGGTTTTTGTAAAATTGCTTTTGTTTAGTCATTTTGATGTTTTTCAAAAAATAAAGCCAATCTCTGAATAGATGAGAGGGATTCTAGTTTTCTTTGAACTTGTTTGTATTTTCTATCATCATTCATTTCATTAAGATCTTCTAGCCCCTGTTTCATTTCAACTTCGCTTGCAATTCTGATTGCTTCGCTGCATCTTTTGGAAGGCTTGGTTTTAAGATGAACGGTTTGTTGAGCAATAGCCCGACCAGCAATCACGCTAATAAGTTGATTTATAGAATCAAGAACTGGTTTCATAATACATGAAAAAGAG